TCAAACAGTCACATAGTCGATTGCTTCTGCTTGCGGAATCGTTTCATCTACAAAGTAGACTTTATACCATGTCAAGAAACTGAAGATTGTCCAGATTTTTCTTTGCTCTTCTTTACGTCCTTCGTGATGGTCATCTAGCAACTTCATGATTTTTTCTTGATCAAAAAATTCTTTTGCAAAATCTGCTTCGAATAATGCTTTGACTTGTTCGTAGCCGTGTTCTTCTTTCAACCAAGCTTTGATTGGCACAGGGAATCCTAATTTCACACGATTCGACCATTCTTCCGGAAGATGTTTGTTCGCAGCTTGTCTGAAAATATCTTTTGTGTTGTTTTGATTCAATAAGAACTTACTTGGTATTTGTTGAGCCAATTTCATGACTTCGATATCCAATAAAGGTACTCGGACTTCCAAAGAACTTGCCATAGAAAGTTTATCTGCCTTCAACAAGATATCTTTTGGCATCCATTGATGAAGATCGACATATTGCATCTTATTGACTTCATCTTTGATTCCTTCTGTTTTCTCGTAATGAACAGTCATGATTTCATCCACAGATGGTGCTGTTTGATATTTTGGTGTCAACACTTCTGATGCTTCTGATTCTTCGAACACTCGAGCATGACCGATAAAATATTCTTTTGCAGGAGCAAGTGATTCATATAAATGGATCCGTCCATGGAAATTTTTCATTTTTCCGATTTTACGTCCTAAATTATAGCGTGTTCCTTTTGGTAATTTTTTCAATCCTTGAGCAATCACACGGATGAATTTTGAATTCGTATGGAATCCATACGTTTGGTATCCCGCAAACAGTTCATCCGCCCCTTCTCCAGATTGGACTACCCGCACGCTTTGTGAAGCAAGATTTGCTAAAAAGTACAAAGGTACGCAAGAAGGATTTGAATCAGGTTCATCTAAGTGATACTGGATCAAAGGGAATGCTTTGAACGACATGTCTCCGTCGATCACTGCTGCTGTATTATCTAAATCCAATAGTTCGGTTAGTTTTCTGGCTTCAATCGCTTCATTATAGGTTTTATCATCAAACCCGATTGAGAAAGAATGATCTGGTTTCAATACAGAGGTTACATAACTGGAATCAACCCCGCTGGATAAGAAAGAACCAACTTCTACATCACTGACCGTATGTGCTTCAATAGAAGCTTGAACGGTTTCGTCGATTTTTTCGATCCATTCTTGTCGGGAATGCGTTTCTTTTGTTTCAAAATCTGCATCCCAATATTGCTGAATGTCTAGTTTTCCATCTTTATACGTATAATAATGGCCTTCAGGCAAACGATAGACATCTTTGAAGAATGTTTCGCCGTTTAATGGAGAATATTGGAAAGTCATATAAGGTTTCAACGCTTCTTTGTTCAATTCTTTGTTAAAATCAGGATGAGGCAGAAAACTTTTGATTTCTGAACCAAACATAAATGTTCCGTTCATTTCTGCATAATAATATGGTTTGATCCCAAAGTGGTCTCTTGCACCGAATAACTCATTCTTTTCATTATCCCAAATAGCAAAAGCAAACATTCCGCGGATCTTTTGCAATAATTCTGTTCCCCATTCTTCGTAACCATGCAAAAGGACTTCTGTATCTGCATGTGTTTGAAAAACGTGGCCAGCTGCAATCAATTCTTCTCTCAAAGGCTGGTAATTATAGATTTCGCCATTAAAAATAATGATCTTTGTCCGATCTTCATTGTAAATAGGCTGAGTACCGCCCTCTAAGTCAATAATACTTAATCTTCTGAATCCTAAAGCAACATGTTTATCGATATATTCTCCTGAACTATTAGGTCCACGGTGAACGATTCGATCCATCATTGTATTAATAATTGTTTTTTTGTTGTCCTTGTCGTTAACAAAACCTACAATACCGCACATTTAACTTTCACATCCTAATATAAAATTACTGTTTATTTCATTCATATGCATCTTATCATAGAATAAATAGCGGACGAATATTTTCTCTCTTACAGTTTCGTCACGTGAAAACAAAAGATGAAAGTTTCTGTTTTTACAGAAAATAAAGTCCCAATATCTAATTTACCATGTTTTCTTTTTTGAGGCTATCTTATTCTCTTCGTGTTAAAAAAATATTAGTGGATGCTATTTCCAAAAAAACCAGCAAAAAAAGACACGACCTAAAGATCGTGTCTAATTATGACTGTATCAGAAAATATGATACCAAACGGATCTATTCATTAATTAATTGACATAGTTTATCTGTTGCTCTTTTATGACTGGATAACTGACCAATTCATGACGATCCAAGTCTTCTTTATTCATATTTACAGCAGTAATTTGACTGTCTTCATACGTACGATAATAATAAATCCCTTTATCAACGTTACAGCAAGAAGAATAAATCGTATATTCGTATTTTCCTTCTCCAGTATCTCATACTCCTTTTTGTTGCTCGACTGAGCCTAGTATATGAAAAAATTGACTGATACTTTCAGATTCTGAATCACCTGATGCAGCATTCATTTTAGTAAATGTGGCTTTTACAAATCGAGAAACAGAAGAGAGAACTCCAGGTAAGCCCAATCCTCCCATCCCACGACTATAAACATCCAAGCTGATCTGGTTTGAAAAATGATTTTCTGGTGTTCCATTTGATAGCGAGCGATAATTGTTCAGATTAAATAATTGATAATCAAATGGTGGATTATTTGTCAACACACCGACAGGATTATCATATAAATGAAGTCCATCTTTCATACTTTCAATTACTATCGATTTTTCTTTATCAGCTAATAACCAGTGTAAAGGTGACAAGGGTAGTTTTTCACTAAAATCGATATTGACTAGATTGATAGTAGCCAATAATTCTTTAGCTTCGTCTATGGTTGAGCATTGCCCTAGTATCCATGGAATAAACTCAAATGGTGCAACGTTATCTTTTCCTTCTTGTAATTCTTTATAATCAGCATTGCCAGGAAAATTCAGTCCTGCCATACTCAATCCTTTTTCATTTGTAGCCTCATAATAGAGTGGATAGTTGGCTACCCCAGCTGCTATCCCAATCATTGCATAATGTTTATCTAAATTTTTTACCTTTCTAAAATCGAAACGATAATTTCTTGGAGTAATAGTGACTACTTCATTATAAGACATCTCATAATCAAAATTCCTTCCAAAATAATGGTCTTTCGTCGCATAAGTGATTGCGGTACACATCGTTTTCCCTCCTAAAACAAATCGTTTTTACACTTTTATCTTACATCTAGTATTTTTTTTTATCAAAAAAAAGGCCAAAGAAGATTGATTTACTAGCATTTATAAAAAATAGTACTCAGGGGGAATCAAAAAATATTGTAGGCTAAAAGTACAACAAAAATAAGGGGCTGTGACAAAAGCCTTGTCACAGCCCCTTATTCCGAACAAACGGTGTTCAAAAGCTTGCATCTGCGGTAATAAGTCCAACCAAACGAAAAAATAGGAAAAGCTATTTTTGTTTGGCCGTTCTTATTACTTGATGCAGGACAGCTTCTTTACAACCTCTAATCGTTGATATAAGGAAGGTACAGGATTTGAACCTGCGCGCCGGTATTAGCCGGTTCGCCGGATTTCGAGAATAGGGTTTAAAGCTGATTTTAAGTGTTTTTCGCTTATTATCAGCTTTTTATTATCTAAAAAAACAACTTTTAGAAACATCCATATACTGCTTGGGGGAGTCAAAAGGGGAGTCATTTTTATATTTTATTCGCAATTTAAATCACTTAGATTATGTACCCTGTAGGACTCGAACCTACGACCGGACGGTTATGAGCCGTCTGCTCTAACCAACTGAGCTAAGGGTACGGAAAGCCATAAACAGTCAACCAGTAGAATGTGTGGCAACAAACCTGTTATCGCATATCTTGGAGTGTGACTATTTATGAGTGATAGTGAAGATATGCGACAACATCACTATTTTATCGAATGATTTTTATAGTTTTCAATATAATTATGTACCGCCCCTCATCGAGGGGCTATTTTTTATCGTTGCGGAATATTCAAGTACCAGCGTTTATCATGAAAATCTTGTGCTCCGCCTTTAGTGTTCCCTTCTGGATCATTCGTTGCACGCATCATGCATATATTTTTCTAATAGGCTAATTACGAATTTATTTTGTTATGATAAAATAAAATTTGTGAATTGGAAGGTGAAAGAATGTCAGAGGAACAACATAAATTAATAAAAACAGTAAATAATTTTTTACATTGGTATTTAGGTAAAGAATACACACCCAAAGATATCTTAGAATTAATCTTAACTATTGTAGCTATCGTTTTTGTAATATTTGGTTTTTTAAAAAACAAAACATACTATGAAGATGTGTCTCTAGAATTCTACTCTATAGATACGCAAGGAAAATATTTCCCTCAGAATATTTATGATGAAATAGCATTAGATGAAAGTCCCACAAAAATTGTTCTAGTTTCCCCTGCAAACGTGCCCATGAAAGTTGACATCATGAAATTTAAAGATATGAAAAACGATAGTGAACTTATATATAAATCTATGGGTTACTCTAAAACTATTGAGCCTGGTGATGCACTAAAAATTGCCTATACAGAAAGTGAAGGGATTCCTAATTATCAACTTCATATTTCAACAGAATATGGCGAAACAGATGTACCATTGATCTATAACGGAAGATACAACAATATAAATAAAACAAAAATAAAAGCTACTAGAAAAGTTATACCATATTTTTTAGACAAAATATTGAATTAACTATGTACCGCCCCTCATCGAGGGGCTTTTTTTAATATGATAGTACTTGACCTGGATAAATCAAGTTAGGATTTGATAATCCATTGCGCTGTGCCAGCGCTTGATACGTTGTGCCTAACTTAGATGCGATTGATGATAAATTATCGCCTGATCGAACAGTGTATGTTCTAGTAACATTTGCTATTCCGCTCACTTTTAGAACTTGTCCAGCATAGATCATATTCGGATTGCTTAGTCCATTTAACGAAGCAAGTGCTTGATACGTTGTTCCGTATTTTGCAGCAATCGAAGATAGTGTTTCTCCATATTGGACGATATGGGTTTGGATAGCAGCTGATGGTTTGTCTGGAACAGTTGTAGAATCTGGCAAGATTTCTACATTTGATTTTTCAATCCAAGATAAAATATTTGCAAGTAAAACTTTGTTGCCATTTATCTGTTGAACCTTGTAGCTTTCTCCTTTTACCCATTGTGGGATTGCTTCTCCTGTTGCCCAGTTTTTCGCTGAAAAATTCACTTTCACAGTGTCGTCCACTTTAATTTCTGATTTTGGCGTATCATTAGCTTCTTCCCCTGCATCCGTTGCTGGAGTATCTGTTGCTGGTTTATCTGAACCTGTATAACCATTGTCTGTAATGCCAGTTAAATCGATATTACCATCTAATCCACCAGCAATATAAGTTGAGGTAAATTGATAGATACCGATACCGTCCAGCGATGGAAAAATATTCCAGTTAGGAGTTAGCGTTACATTATAATCAGGATAAGCAGAGATCCATAGCGAATCTGGAAACTCTTTGATTACTTGCTGATAATAAGCATTAGCTAATAAAAACGGCTTTCCTGAATAAAGCATTGGAGTATAGCCTGCTGCTTTAATTCGCCGCATACCATAAAGAATGGCATCCGTATTAGCTTGCTTATTAGAAGATGCCCCACCCTCGAAATCAATCGCTACAATTGAACCTTTAGGCGTTTGAATCTTTGGCAAGAAATAATCCATCGTTTGTTTAGCAATTGCTGGGGAACCCCACACATCCCACCAAATATAGGTATGCGCTCGTTTGCCTTGCGCAATTGCAGAAGCAACTTGCGTGGAGTAGGTCCATTGGTCATATAAACCAGCTCCGTTATAACCACCAATTTGTGCAATAGCAAATTTATCATGAGCGTACCCAAATCTTCCGTTCTCCCCTTGATAAATCGACCAATCCACACCCTGATCATTTTTTGCAGCAAACCCATTAATTGGCAATAAAAAAAGAGCCGTTAACAGGCTCATCGCAGTAATAGTAATTTTCTTCTTCATTTGTTTCCTCCTATTTTTTTAAATTATAAGCCGACACACCAGTGATAACGCCTAAAAATGTTGCTACTGCATTGATAGTGAGTACTGTCATATCTGTTCCATTCCATCCATAGGCTTTCCCTAACGTTGCTACTAACACAGAAGCAGCTGGTAATACTGTTAAAACTGCCCATTTAATGACTTGATAATACTTATCTGGTAAAACCATTTCTTCTCACCTCCTTTACAATTTAGTCAAGAAATAGCCAATGATTGTAATGCCTAAACCGATCATGTAACCCCACGACCATTTATTATTGGCTTTCATCTCTTTGATATCTTCTGCATTATTAAGCGCAATAGAATATGCCTGATCCGCTCTATCTTTTGCGCTTTCCGCTTTTTCGCGTAATGATTCGTAATTATCCAATTTCGTTTCAATACGCACTAAGCGTTCTACCACGTCTTGTATTGCTTCATCTTTCAAGCAACTAGCCTCCTTTCATTGCAAAATAAAAAACACCCTCAATTGAGCGTGTTGGTAGCAAAATTAAAATTTTATACAGGTTTTATTTCTGATATTTTCAAGGATAATAGTTGCGTATGAAATAGTTTACCTGCTGTATCTAATGCTACAGTAAACTCTACTTTGTCACCTGTAACTAATGTATGGACGTACTGACCGGCTTGAGCTGTCATATAATTTAAAGCGGCACTACTACCTACGTTAGCAAAGTTGGTATCACTTCCATTTTTTCTAATTTTTACATAAGCGTATTTTATTGTATTATTTCCATGAAGTTTTACAGAGCCTTCAAACAACAAAACACAATTTCTAGTTGCTGTTAATGTGTTTCCATCAGAACTAATAGTATATGGTAAATCACTAGCAGTATGAGCAAAATCCGTAGCTATAAGAGCCCCTATAGGTAGTTTTGTGCCTGTTGGTACGTCTGATAAATCTGTACCTTCACCATAAACGGCAAATAGGGGCATTGATTTACGAATAGTATTGATACTAGACGTATTGGCCCCAATCTTTGTTGTGTTATCTAAAATGTTATTACTATTTGTAGAAACTCGTTTTTCTAAGGTATTAATAACCGTTAATAAGTTCGAGTTAACTTGTGCTACTTTCCCATCGGTATAATTGTTTGCTTTACCTGTGATTTCAGCAACCTTGATATCTGTAGCTAGGTTATTCTCAACATAGCTAGGTTCTATATCCCATACATAATCATATGGGTTATTAGAATCACGCATACCAGTACCACGATATTTATACTCACCAATATTCGGAGTTCGGATGTTGCCTTTTTCTAGTTTTATCCATTCTATTTTTACAGTACCTTTTGTTTCACTTGGAAACTGATATACAGCTAGAGTTCGTAGTGCGCCTGCGTCTATGCTAGCCTGTGTTACTGTGAACTCTCCTTGCCATGTATCTGTTAATCCTTCAACTGGATACAAATCAGCAGCTTTAATTGTACCGCCGTTTAGATATGCTATAAATCGCTGAATTGCTGGCTTGGTTGCTTTCATAGTTAACACATATTTCTGGTTAACTTTGTAGTCTTCTACATTGGCTTTTGAATAAACAGAGTATTCAGTTGTAGTAATAGGAAACTGAACATCTTTGTTTGCGATATTCTCACCCAAAGGCGCTTTACCTAGCCAGTAAGGGTCATCTAGTAAGTTGGGCTGGTATGGTGTAGCGTTTGTTCCTTGCTCAACTTTAATATTTTCGATTAAAACCGTTCCAACAAATGGTTCTGTTGATGTTGTATTAATTGTGAAGTACATTCTATCAAACTTTGATGGGTCTGTTGCAGCGCTAGAATTGGCTGTTGTATATATTCTAGTCTTCTGACCAACAGAAGCATCTTTACCTGTTAACGGTAATATAATCGTTCCGTTAGGACTTTTCCTATACCCTAACCTTAAATTTTCTAGTTTTCCTGTGTAGCCTTCCATAACCGTAACATCTGCGCTTAATGTATATTGAGTATCTGGTAATAAGGCTGGAACATTTTTCATAGATTCTAAAAAAGCAGCCCCATCAGTTTTAGTGAAAGTTACTTTTAAGGCATCCCCAGAGTCTTCTATAGTAACCCCAGATTGCGTATAAAAACTACTAGCTTTTAACGGAATCATTAAGTTAGGATTCCCACTATAATCATAGTCCCCGAAGTCGATACTGTTGGAGTACATGACATATAAATTGTCTAAGTTTTCGATAATTTGCTTTATTTCATCAACTTTGGTTTTTAAAGCTGTTAAATCTGCATTGGCATTCTGAATTACTGTTTCCATTTCATTCATCTTTTTTGTAATTTGTTGATGAAACTGGTCATATTCTCCTGTTACCTTATCAATTGTTTGCTGATAAAGTTCGTGAAGTTGCTCAATTAATTTGTTGTATTCTGTTATAATCGTTTCTGCTTCTTCCGCATCAATATCTGCATTTCCAAAAACAATAATTTCAAAGCTGGATGTAGTATCTCTTTTACCATCTTTTACAAATGAAAAATACGCTCGTTCATACTTTCCTTCGACTGCAAAAGCAGCATTGGGGAATGTATAATCGAACGTACCTTTTTTTAGTCCTTCTGCGGTAGTTGATATATTATCAGAATCAAATACTTGTGTAGTTCCGCCTTTAGTGACTCCTTCAAAAGTAAGCGACCCTCCAGTTAAATCAAAAATTTCATTTCTTTTTGTCACATTTACTGTAACGGTTTGAGAATTGTCATCTCCGACTCGTCCATAAATGATTGCTGGCATCATTATGGGATCTTTTGAAAAATCTAAATTTAAAACTTTATTAGTCATTATATCCCTCCATGATGGTATTTCCGTCTATTTTTCTTCTTGAAAACCAGATTTTTTTCTAGTTTTTCCAATTTCTCAATGAGTTGTTTATTAGTCAAACTATTGAGCATAACCTGTTTTGACATATTCAATCTTAAATAATGATCTTTTGTAGATTGTTCTGCAAGAAAAGGTGTATACTGTGCAATCAATCCTAATTCACGATCAGAATTAGGTTGAAGTGTCTCATCTTTTGTCTGATAGTTTTGTTTGCGATCAAATTCATAAAAATCTAATTTTTTTGTTTCTGATATTCCATCGACTTGTGTTGGTTCAATATTTTCTTTCAATCTAATATCAGATTGGTTTTGGATAGCAAAGCCGTTCATGTTAAGGTTAGAATAAAAATCTAAGTCTACATTATTCGGTACCCAAAATTTTTTAGATGCGTAAAAATTAGATAATCCACCATCTTTAATGACCCCATTCATAGTAAGATTGTTCATACTTACTTCTCCTGTACTACCGTCAATATGAATTTGTCTATAATAAATCCCATCTGTTCCTTTCGAAGATAGAGAAATATATTGGCCTCTTTCTGCACCAAAAGTCATTGATTCTTTTTTTGTTTTATCATCTACTACACGCATCAACTGCCCCAGCAATGAGGAACCATTACTTTGATATAGCTTAAATGATGTTCCATCAATAACTAAGAATTTTTTACCATCATAGCTTGTTGTAAAATTTCCTCCTTTTAATACGGTTTTATATGCGCCGCTAGTAGTTTCAAAAGTACTACCTGAGATCGTAACCCCTTCTATACTTATTGCTTTTAGAATTCCTGTTTTGATAGCACTAGCGTTAATTCCTTCTGCTGTAATTGCATCCCCAAAAGTTTTTCCTCCATCAGTTGAGACACCTAATCCACTTGAATTCATAATAACAATGCGATTGCTATCAGATTTATCAATTGCCAGAATTCCGTTAGATGTAAACTTGAGTTCAGTACGTGCATTTAATAAATCAGAAGTAGCCGTTTGGATGGCATCTGCCAGCCAATCACTCGGAATTGGTTTTACTCCATTAGATATATCGTTCCACGTCTGTGAATTGTTGGCATCTGCTTGATTTTTTTGATCAACTAAATTGAGGGAACTGCAAGTGACAGTTTTATCTAGATAATTTCCTAAAACATCAACAGATTCATCTATGCTAACAATTCTAATTTTTTGTTGAAAATCTAGATCTTCATTAATGGCCATGATATAGTCCCCTGGATTAGGAAATCCATATTCATAGCCAGCTTTTTGTAGATCCTCTATGGTTAGGGAAACAGAAATACTGTAGGAAGACTCTACCAAATCTTTTAACTTAGCAGTTAGATTTTCAGCTATTGTATATCGTTCATCAACTATAGGATCAGCTTCTAAAACACCATAGACATCTGCCAATGGACTTCTATACTCAACCTCTAATCTTCCTTTTGTCTCATCATCTGGATCTTTGTACGCCCCAAAACCTTTCGCATAAGTAACAAAATCACCAATATTATGCTCTAATCCTAGTTCCTGTAAATTAAATCCTTTGCGGACAATCGTAGAAAGATCGCTACCGATTTTTTCAACAATCGTGACTGTCTTACCTACGACTTTAAATTCTGTATTTGTACTATTAATGAAATCGTTAAACAGAGCTAGTCGATTCTTCATTCCAAAGTTTTCTTTCTCAAATGCAGGAATTGTCGCTCCTAACGAAAAGGTATAACCACTATTAGTGAAAATTAAATCTAAGTAAGCAATGGCTGTATTTGAACCATCGATAGTTGTATAAACAGATGACTTCCCCATTTTATAGAAAAATTCATGGATAGCATCAAATTCGACAGTAACTGCTTCTCCGTTATCGACAGGCAACGCATAGGTAATATAGTAAATCTCATCTTTATATTTGAGAGACCATCCGCGATCAATTTTATTGATCACCTCGTCATTAGTGTAAATTGTTCCTTTTAATGATTTTTCACCGTTAACTTTATGACTATAACTCAGGTCAGTAAGAGCTAAATATTCTTCTCCAGAAACGTCAATAAATACCGTCAAACATATCACCACCTTTTATTTATAAAATTCCACCTTATTCAGTAAGGTAATCTCAGAAGGAACGTCACAATGATAAGAGATATAGCCATCAAGATTAGGTTCTAAGACGAAGTAATTGTAATTAGTTTTATCATTTACATTCAGTTGATTTAAAGTAGTGCTTACTCCATTGAATAACAAAACATCGCCTTTTTTTAATCGGTTAGATGGATCAACATAACTGACAGTTCTATTTCCAATTCTGAAATAGCAACTCGCAATGTGATCTTCGGTTGGAATCACCTGAATAGAAAAAGGCCACTCTAATTGACTACATGGTGCTGTTCCTTGATAACTGATTTTTACTTTCCCTGTAAGATTGTCATCTTTAGGTACAGTAATACCAAAAGGAATATCAGCAGTAACAAAAGAAAATGAGACTTCATATAGAAGTCCCGCTGCACTTAATCCTTTAAACTCATAATTAATCTCGCCATCAAGTAAAACCTTATAGCGATAATGATATAGCCGTTGATCTTCAGCTCTGAATAGATCAAAACTTTTTTTCTCACCTGGGCGCTCAAAATTATAAAGATTATTGTTTACTGAATACATTCTCGTAACATAATACGGAACAGTATCAACAAACAAACCGTTGATTCTATCTTGCATCAACTCATCTTCTAACTCATTGCCTACATAATAATTTCCGATAACTGAGATTTTCTTTTCAGTATAAGTTGCTCCCAAAAATAAATTCCCATTTTTACCGTTAATCTTTTTCTTAGTAGATTCTAAGTTGACATTTGACACTTTAATATCTTTGACAAGAATGCCTAAGGAGGACATTCTGATGCTTAAATTATCCTTTTCGATATATAAATCCATATTCTGTCCTCCTATTTCTTGTTGATCAAATTAATTCTATTTTGATTTCTAGCATCTTCTGTTTTTATATAATTGTAAACTTGTTTCCCATCCCATTTCTGTTCGAGAGTCAAGTTTATGGTAGAACTTGCACTATTTTCTACCTCATCACTTAATTCATTCATAGATGATGAAATATCACCAGATACACTGCGAGTGTCTGCGGTTATTACAGACCGAGCAGCAAACTCTTGATCTTGAATTGCATTAGCATAAGCTAGTGCTTGACTGTCAACTTTTGATTGCATAGAAGCCATTCCTAGAACAAGGCCAGCCCCAACGTAACCACCTATCTCTTTCATAACACGAGAAGGAGAATGCACGTCTAAAGCTCGTCTCATCGTGTTAGCAACATTACTAGCGATGCTATTAGCTGTAGCATAAATAGTACCTGCAGAACTTACTAACCCATTGTTCAAGCCAATCCCTGCATTATAACCAATTGTTTGAAGAGTTGCTCCTAAATTACTAAAGGATGCTATTATTCTAGAAGAAGCAGAAGACATCACTGAAACAGCATTTTGCATGCCGCTAGAAACAGAATTCACTAAACTGCTCATGCCTGATTTCATCGATTGATTCATTGAAGAAATAGCTGATTTATTTACAGATGAAATTTTGGAAAAACCAGAATTTATAGTATTAACTACGCTGTTCATCGATGTTGATACAGATGTTCCCATATTTTTCATCGAATTTGAAACATTGTTTGTCATTGCTGTAATTTCTGCTGTTGATTCTTTGTTAATTCCCTGCGCATTACTTGCAACATTTTGATACATTTGTGCGGAAGCATTAGACGCCGCGCCAGAAGCTGCATTCATATTAGCATCTACAGTATTAGCTACGCCTGAAGTAGATTGAGTAACGTTCGATAAAATGCTATCAAAATTGGACGTTACACCATTCAAAGCATTATTAGCTTCACTGGTAGCAGAATTCGCTGCTTGACTTGAATTAGTACTTACTGTGCTATTTACTGTACTCATAATTCCTGAAACATTATTTTTTAATGCATCATAATTCGTTGTAGTACCAGAATTAGCATTGGCTGCTGCTGTTATCGCATCAGTTGATGCTTGATTGCTCAAAGACCCAACGTTGAAGTTAAATCCACTCATAGAATTAGTTACGTTTGTACTTGCTTGGGCGTAAGAAGTTGACATATTTGCTGCTGTAGTAGAAGCATCACTCGTTACTTTTGAGCTGGTCTCAGAAGATTTACCAGTAATTGTATTCCACAAGTTAGAGAAGCCGTTTTTGATTCCATCCCAAGCACCCTGAAGAACATTAGGAATTGCATCCCAAATAGCACTTGCTAAAGATGTAATAATGTTCCAGCCAGCTTGAGCAATCTGCGGAAGCATTTGTACAATAGTACCTATAAGGGTTGTTATAATCTGAATTCCAGAACTTATAATTTGTGGTAAATTTTTAACAATTCCATTTACAATAGTCATCAAAATTTGAAGTGCAACATTAAGTAGCATTGGCAAATTTTGAACAATAAACGTAGCTAATGAGTTGACAATTTGGACAGCCCCTTGAAGCAACTGTGGAATATTATTCATTAATCCTTGAATCAATGTCAAAATCGCATTCAAAGCTACTGGTAATAATTGAGGTAGTAGCTGAGTGATTCCGTTAATCAAGCTTAATAATATTTGAATCCCAGTACTAATAATTTGTGGTAGATTTTGAGTTACAGAACCTACAAATGACGTTAAAATTTGTTGTGCAGAATTCACGATCTGCGGGATGTTTTGTATGATTCCGTTAACGATACTTAATAAAAGATGAATCCCCATTGATAATAATTGAGGTAATGCAGAAGCTATAGAGCTAATGAAAGACGTCACGACTTGTAAAGCTGATGATATAAGAGATGGTGCATTTTGTCCTACACCTTGAACTAAACTTCCGATAATTTGAATACCAGCTTGGAAAATAACAGGGATCATCGTAGATATTGCACTTGCTAATTTAGCAATTAATTGTGTACCGCTAGCCATTAATTGAGGCAATTGTGAAGTGATACCATTTACTAAATTAGTAATAATTAGCGGACCTTTTGTAGTAACTGTATTCAATAATTGATCGATTTGTTCTCCAAATTGATTATTAATTACTCCTAATCCAGCCACAGCTAGGCCTAAAATTGCAGCAGGCCCAATAGATGAGAGAGCAACTTGCATTATCGTACTCATCGCAGATGTCATTCCGCCTAAAGCATTCATACCAACAGCGCTCGCTAAGGAAAGACTGCTTCCTATTTTGGGAATTAGCCCAATTAAATTAGATATACCTAAGCTAAAGAGTTTAAATGGTCCACTCACTATTCCAGATAATACACCAGAAAATTCAGAAAAACCTCCAGATAGAGATGCTAATACAGGAACAGCTTTGTCTAAAACTAAAGCCCCTCCGAGTAAAGATGCAACTGGAAGTAACGACTGTATAGCGTTTTGTAAAACACTAATACTTTTTGCAGATAACTCAGTACCGTTAACAAAGTGATTTAGGATATTCGTCACAGTATCTACTGCGGCAGATATTTTATCCATATTGAAATCACCAATTTTATCAGTTAGTTTACTGATTGCATCAATACCAACTTGTGACAACTTATCAAATGATGGCTGTAGTTTATTCGTTATAGTTTCTTTTAAACCATCCATTGCTTGACCGACATTTTTATATTGAGTTGCCATTTTGCTGAATGTATCGTTCGTACCTACTTTAGTAATAGCATTGAAGAAATCTTCGGTTTTTATTTTACCGTCTTGAACAGAAGACACCATTTCTGATGTAGACATACCCATCTCTTTTGCAACTGCTGCTACCCCAGCTGGCGTTTGTTCTAGCATCAGTTTGAAGTCTTGCCATTGAACCATCGGCTTTGCAGCCATTTGTGTAGCTTGCTGACTTAAAGTTTTCATGGCTTGCGATGGATCTTCAGCTGCTGCAGCTAATCCTCCAAAACCCATCACTAATTTATCAGTATTTTTTATACCTACTGCAGCTAATTGGCTGTAGGTTGTAGCCATTTCTGAAGCTGAATAAATAGTTTTTGTAGCAAAATCTTGCAACTCATTTTTTACAGAAGCTATTTCTTCTTTACCTTTGCCAATATTTTCCATATTAGCGTTGAATGTCTTCCAAGTTGCTGATCCTTGATTTAAATCTCCAATGATTTCCTTGAACCCGTTACTTAATGCAGAAATCCCCTTCTGTGCAACTAGATATGCTGTCCCTATTCCTACAATTTGTTTTATGAGACTACTTGTACTAGAGGCGGCTTTCTCAGAACCTGATACCATATTATTTAAAGCATCGGCGGCTTTTCTCCCTGCACTATTAAACGATCCAGTTAGCTTAGATCCTACTTGCGAGCTTAAAGAAGCAACTTTTGAAACAACTTCTCCTGTGCTGGAGTTTATTGATTTAAATGCGTTTTTAAATGGTGGTGGTATTTTTGAAGCAACTGCAGAAAAACCACTTTTTATCAATCCGGTTTGTTGTATTAGTTTTGCGCTCATTTCTTGAGCTGCAGAACCAACGGCGTTAAAGCCTGTCTTTATAGGTTGAGGAATCTTTTCGCCGATACTAGCAATTGTTCGTTGAATCTGTCCACCAGCTTTTTCAAATAAAGCAACTGTTTCGGGCATAACTTTGGAAACACTGGAAAGAAGTGGTTCTGCCAAATGCCCCATCACTTGGCCAACTTTTTGTACAATCCCAGTTGTACTAGAAAGTGTTTCTGATATCTTGCTTACTGTTTGCGATGTAGTATTCACTATCTTACCCATTGCTTCAGTATAAGCAGAAATATCAGCACCAATGATTGCGTTAATCGAACCATCAAAAGCCATCAGCTCACCCCCATTTTTTATTTTTGAAGTAATCCATCACTTGTTTTACATTCTGCGTTTTATTTTGTTGCTCAATTTTGTTTCTTCCAAAAATATTTTTTATTTTTGTTTCAGCCTTCATCTTGTCAAAAACTTTTTTTAATTTTGGCTTTTTATCATTTAGAACATAGCGAAGATTGAAAGCAAAAATTGCATTTTGCTCTTTTTCATCTATCTTTTTTAATGCTAATCCTTCCAAAATTGCTTCTAACTCCCAAAGATAGCAATTCATAATCAGATCAATATCTGTTAATCCTTGTCTTGCGCAGTCAACGATGAGATTTCTTTCTTCATCATGTCTGCTAATTCTTGCATTGCTTTGCTTGTCGCTTCTGGATCCTGAATTTTTTCGTTTGGTTTCTGTTCCTTGACTGCTTTCGCCGCTTTTTCCATATTCTTGATATATCTCTTGATCTTCATCAAGAAAAAACCAGAACTTAGCATTTCTTCTTTAAGATTTTCAAAAATTGCATTGTATCCTTCTTCTTCATCTTCGTAGTTAGCAATATATTTAGCGATAGCTTCTAAGACTTCATTTTCTGAGGGTTCTCCTTTTGCTGCTAATTTAATAATGTCCAATAATGCATCATCTTCTTTTTCCAAAACTTTCGCAAAAAGAACTCCAGCCCCATCATTTTGAGGATTTCCATTAGCATCTTTTGAAGCTAATCGCTTGTTTGCTTTGAACAACAAAGCGTAATTAAATTTAATTTCTAGTGGTTTTCCTTTCAACTCGACTGTAAATGCCATATTATTTTCCTCCCAAAAATTAAACAGATTAGGCATTAATACCTAACCTGTTTAATTGCTTCTACATATTTTATTGATGCTTTTTCTGAATTGACAAAGGATAAATCATCCTTAAACGGTACTTCATTTACGTATTTGCCTTTAAAAAATAAATCTTCATCAGCTGTTGTTACACCAGCATTATGCAAGATTTTTACTTCTTTAACTTTTTCTATAGGATCAGTAGCAAAACAAAAATCTAATTCCTCGTGAATTTTAGGACCAATATTGAAATACATCATATTCCAAAGCTGTGCCCACATCTCAGCTGTCCAAATCTGTATATTTGTTTTTTGCCCTCTAAGGTAGCGATATAGCCGATTAGAATCTAGATAAACCTTTTTCCAATAATTCGCTTTAGGACGGTTAATAACCCACTGTGCGCCTCCTGAATTAGTGTTTATAGTTTCCAAAGATTCTACTGTAACATTTACAATGTTTGCCATATCTTTTAGAATATTTTCTCCGTTTTCGCAGCTTCTAATATAATCAAGACTTAGATAACTACAGCAGTCGCTGCAATACCAAACATCCTCTTTAGAAGGCAATCTACGCAAATTAATTTTTTTATTGAAAATGACATCCGAATCGATATAGAAATATCGGTCGTCCTCACGCGAATGATCTTCTTCTAAATATTTGCACCATAAATATGGTTTAATCGAAGGAATATACTCTTTGTCGTCCCGCAGATCATCGTACACATGAACTTCAACGCCATATTCCTTCTCAAAAAAACTAGGAATCTGATCATCGTGTCTGCTGAAAAGCAATACGATATCTTTGATTCCTAGTTTCTTCAGATTAGTTAAACAAACTTCAAGCTCCCATTTAAACCGATTGATTGCCGGCTGACAAAGAATATACTTCATTCTGATCACCTACGCTTGTGTTGTAGTTGTTGTGGTAGTTGGTTTTGTAGTAGTGGTCGTTGTCCCGTCATCAATATCGCTGTAATCACCAGTTGTTTCTCCTGGACGTTGGTAAGCATATAGATTTTCAATCATTTGAACATCTTCATCAGATAGAGGGAAAGTACCGTTTTGAAGTTTTCCAACAATATTTAATGTATAACTAATCTCAACAAGCTCGTCTCCCTCATCGTATTCAAGCTCATCTGGTATACCATACCCAAATTTTGCTGGATATGCTTTATTTCCTTCGCCTTCTTCTACAGCTAAAGTATCATCTACTATAACCCGCCACACTTTAACAGATTTTCCATCTGTTTTGGCATTTTCAATTACTTGAATAGATTCGTCATCTGGCGCAAAATATTGAGTTAATTCAATTGAATGTTCATCAGTAGATTTCATAATAATACGACCCATTTTGGTTTGTTCGTCAATACTGTCACCACCGATGGTTGTTGTACCGTCTGTTTGAAATGCTGGCAATAATGCAGGAGAACCAATTGCAGCATCTACAGATTGAATAAAATACCACACTCGATTCCCTTTAATAGGTTTTCCTTGAAATTTTGTAACTCCATTATTAATTGCTTCTGGCATGTTTAATTCCTCCTAAATATAATCTGATAACCTGAAAACAACGTGATAGACTTCTCTTCCAATGGAATCATCTATCCTTACATCAGATGTAATTCCTCGTCGTTTACCAAGAACAGATTTTGTTTGATAAATGACATCCTCTACATTCGCTCGGCTACTTGTTGGATAAAACAAGTCAATTTGTAAATCAATATCTACAATGGCAGGACCAAATTTAGCGCTTGGGCTATCATCATCTAAATGTGTGCCTATCACGTAAAAAGGCTCCATGACGTTTTCGGCAGGGAGCTTAAAATAAATAGGAATCCCTGTTTGAGCTAGTCTTTCAGAGATTCCTTTCAAAAACTGTGTATTAGGAGCGTGTTCCATTCAATCATCCTCTCACTATTTTATTGAGATTTTTCATAAATACAGCATATTCCATTTTTACCGCAGGATATAGAAAAGGCTGTGCTGCCATCTTTCTAGTTCCTTCCTCAACATAAATTGAATAATCAGCAGGTGAAATAATTTTTCCTTGTAGAGCCCCTGTCATCAATGAATAGATATTATTGGATAAAAAACCTGTATCCCACGGAGCAAGTTGTTTTGACCGTTTTTCTACCCTTAAAATGGAACGTTTGATTTCTTGGTTCACAGCTTGTTTCAATTTTACATTTTGTTGAATTATTCCACGTGTAAATTTATCAACTCCAACAAACCTGACAGTTTTGCTCATGAGATTATCACCACTGTTGAATTGCGATGATACTTTAAATCAAATATGTTTCGTTTAGAACCGTCAAATTCTATACCGCTAATATTTCTCCAAATACCTCGTAAGTGAAGTTTAAAAGCTTTCCTTTCATATTTTCCAAATAAATTAATTTGCTCAGAATCCGAAAGAAAGGATTTTCCACATGGCATTATTTTTGTTTCTGTTTCAACTTCATCTTCACCGAGATATCCTGGTACTTTTTTTGAGAAAAAGACAGTACATCTGTTGTTATAATTCATCAGATAAACCTCGTGATTCCTCTGCCAGCTCGATTTTCAGGTTTTGTGATTTCATCGAAAACTGTCAGATATTCATCAAGATAACTTTTTTCCCAAGTGTATGATCGTCCTTCCTCGCTATCTGCAGTTGCACCTTCACTATTAATTTTGTTGAAACGTTTAATAATAACATCTCTTTTCAAGTAAGCTAGGGTTTCTGGAATGGTTGATAATTTTTCAGTTCCATTTTTCAAAGCGAAACTATTAAGAGTTGAAAGAATTCGCTCCTCGCTATCAGTAATGAGAAGATCAAGCAAATGGTCCTGTAAATCATCATTGATTCCTAATAGCAACTTTATTTCTTCTATCATTTTTATTCCCCACCTTACCCTTGGGTAGTTGTTGTAGTCGTTGTTGGTTGAGTTGTTGTAGTCGTAGTAGAATCAATAGTTGCTTCTACTACACCAGCAGGGATTTCAGGGAACAGAACTAGAGCATTCATAAATAATGATTCGTATGTTGCGTTGCGCAATGTCCGTCCACGAGTTGCAGAGATCAATCCAGTTTCATCAGTAAAATCAACAAAAATATCGCCTAAATCGGAAGCTTTCATGTCCAAATAAGCTAATACTATATTATCTACAGCAGTTGAATATACTTTTCCTTCAGGTACAGCGTTTAATACAATTACGTTAGTAGCTCCCAAGAAATTCTTAAGCAATGTCATACCAAATACATTAGAAGCATCTGCAAGAACCTTCGTATCACCTAAATAATTAGCCACATCCATAGGGTTTACAAAAGAAACAAATTGAGCGCCATCAAATTCTTCAAAAGTACTTAATTTTCCCCAAGATTGTGCTAAAGCTTTTTGTAACCCGTCAGAAGTTACTTTAGTTGGCGCTGTGCCTAAAAAGTCAACAAATTTTGTTTTAATTCCACCTTGGATCTGACGTAATAATTTATTATCAGCTTGATCAATTGCTAATGATGCTCCATGACGAGCGATAGATTCAGCAGAAACAGCACGACGCCATTTATTAAATGTAACACTAAAAGATTTATCCTTAGCACGAGTAACTTTAGATAGCGGAATGTCTTCGCCTTCTGCGACTGCCCCATCTTTTAATGACGCTGTCCATTTATACATTTGAATTTTCATGTCTCGAGACAATGGTTCTATTCTTGTTACACCTAACAATTCTAGCAATTCTTTAATACCTGCTTCGAATCGATTAACGAAATCAATTGATTTAATTTCCCCTAAATCTTCCATTGTAGTTAATCCAGTTTCAGCTGCAAACATCTGCAGATTCATTTTCAGTAATTTCTCTTTGTTTGTTTTTGACATATTTTTCATATTTTCTTCCCCCTAAAATAAATCTCTATTTTCAGCAATCATTCTTTGACGTTCCTTAGTATCTTTGATTGCCATGATTTCTGTTTTGGTCATTTGACCTGAAGATGTACCCACCCTAGTTTTCGTCTTGGAAGTAAGGCGCTCATTCACTTTGGCCTCCACAGCTTTATCAAATTTTTCACGTAGCTCCTTCACATCTGCGAGAATTTCTTCGGCTGTTTCTCCTACGACTCGGCTAGCAAATTCTCTCGGCAAACCTTGAGCAACTAATTGATTTCCTTTTTCAATAAAGAGCTGTTGTTTCTGGAATTCTGCTTTTTGTTTTTCGAATTCAGCTTTTTCTTTATCAAATAAAGCTTGTTGACGATCTTTTTCAGATAACTTAGCTAAACGAGCAGCTTCATCTTTTTCCTTTTCTAGTTCTTTCTGCCAACGTGAGTGCTTGGATTTTATGATAGAATCAACATCGTTATCATCCTTAAATCCGTATTTTTCTTTAATTGCTGCCAATTGTTCATCGTTTAGTTCTTCCAGATTAATTTCAGGTGTATCATTATCCGGAGTTTGAACACCACCATCATCATCTGCAAAGAATTGCAGTCTCATTGGCAAAACTGGTAAAAATTGTTTGTATTTCATATTGGTTACTCCTTCCATTGCTTTTAACGTGGATCAATGCTTGCACTTTCCGAAGCTTTTAATGTCATCACGCTTGGACAAAATAAAAAAGCTCAGCATTTTGCTAAACTCAATATTTCTTTAGATATTTAACTGTTTCTTTTATTATTCCTATTGTAATGAAAAGTGAGAGTGCTAATAACGGCATCCCAATCAATATACATATAAATCTTAATATCACAGCTTATCCTCCTAATTCCTCATCGTTTGGTACGATCGTACTTCTGCATCCTACGTGCATAGGAGGTGCATTTACACCAGGTTGATAATCTTTCAGTTCAAAGGTTTTACCATTTAAACTTTTGCAAGTTTCTGTTGTGCGACTGTCAATATGGGCCAGATAATCATATTTCGACAATCCAGCTTCGATATAACGCTTTGCTGTGGCGTTATTAATGATGTTCGTACCATCTGTTCTAACTATTGCTTCAGCTCTTGCTTTTGCTACATTGTATTTCTTTCGAAGCTCTCTAGCTAGCTCATTTGGCCCTGTTCCTTTAATAAATGCTTGAATCAATAACTTTTTCAAGTCCTCAGCCAGATCATCTACATTGCCCCAGATACTTTGAGAATAGTTTTTACCGTTGAATGGTGTCTCAATAAGCTGTTTCAATGCTGGTAAATTTAAAGTACTTGCAGATTTTCCGAAAGCAACTTTACGATAAGCATATTTCGCAACCTCTTTTAGATAGGATTCAAATGAAGTATGCAGCTCGTTGGATAACTTTCCAAGCTGATAAGTTATATCTAGCTGTAGTGCTTCAAGTCTAGTTACTTTCCCTGCTTTATACTGCTCATTTAATCGTTTCAATAATTCAGGGTCCTTCTCCGCTTGCTTAAAGTATTTTTCTGCATTACTACGGTAATCACTTAAATCTTCACGCATGAGGCGCTTTTTTGCCTCTTGTATAGAAATTTTGTTTTCTTTGGCATATTGTGCATAGAAAGCGTAAATCTCTTTCTGGAGGCTCTGACGGGCTTCTGTGTATATATATTGTAATTCATCAAAGAAGTCCAAATCCGTTTTATCCACGTAAGCCATGATTTCATCCATGCGTTTGATCCAGTATTCTTGGGAGTTCATTTAATCACTCCTCTTCACTTCCTAGAGGACGCCTCATTGAATTACTTACTTCAGTTTCTTCCTTAATACGATCAAGTTCGACATCTGGATCTACACCAGTTACCGTAGATAGAATCTCGAATAACGTTTCATCAGATACCTGCCCCACTAGTTGACTTGCTAGAGATACTATTTCGCTATCCGATTTAGGAACATTAGCAGTAAAAATAATATTTGTATTATTGATTTCTTCATAAGCTGTAGATTCATTTCCTTTGATTCGCCAAATGTTAACTGCTAGCCTTAAACGTCTCATTAACCCTTTTTCAAATAATCGTTGTTGCATAACCCGTCTATTATCTGCTGCCATTAATTTATATTTCATTGCTTCGCCAGATTGAATTCCACTAAAATTAGCATCCAATGTATCAGGAGTAAAAGTAAATCGTAGTATATCATTTACTAAACGTTGCTTATAGGTTTCTGATCCCGCTGTATCATATTCTTTGATTAGATACTTTGCATCTGGCGTTGAACCGTTTGGATTAGGATTATCATCCATAATCATTATACGCGCTCTTTTAAATGCTAAAGAGACGGCTAAGCGTGAATTAGGTACAATGTTTCCCTCTTCATCTAAGTCTTGTTTCTCCGTACCTGTATAAGGATTTCCAGTGATCATCAGAATAGCATCCATACTATCTTGCTGAAAATTAGCTAGTTCAGATTGTGATAAATCGTAAGCATCGATGGAATCTAAAACAGGTTCATATGCTCCAGTTCGTTCCTCGTTATTAGCATACTCATTCACAGGGACACCGTTAAAAGCATGATCTTCAAAATCTTCCAAATGTAGTCCTCGTTCTTCCTGATTATCATTTATATAGATATAAATCATGTCATCCGTATAAACATTGACAAACTCTTTTCTTTCTCCATCTCCATAATCAATTGAATAATAATAGACGCCAAACAACGAATTATTATCGGTTGTATCATCATAAACAAGAAAAGTCTTTTCAGGATCTAGCTTCACTAGCTTAACAAAAGCCTCGCCATTGTTAGATCCAACCGTCATAAGTTCATATGCTCGTCCATAAATGGATAAATCAGTCTTAATTAAAACATTATGATATGCTTCATTGTTCTGACTGATGAACGTATCAATCTGTCCTTGCAATTCTTCATTCTCGTTTTTATACTGAACAGGCTGTCCTAGCATGTATCCTTGTTCAAATATTGTAATATAACGTGAAAAATCGCTGGCAATACGATTGTCTGCCGCAAACTCATCAGTCTTTGCTGGTCGATATTTAATATTATTGTCTGCTAAATAGTATCTTTTTAATTCTTTGAGTCTATGGAGTTGCTCAACGCGATGGCGATCAATAAATTTTTTTAATCTGTAAATCCATTGTTCACTCTCAAAATCTATCCCATCGAAATCTTCACGTGACATTCTGAATATAGCATTCGCATTTTTATGGTAGCGATGCTTACTTAAAAAAGTAATTTTGTCCTCCAATTTATTCCTCCCTTTCTAGCCAAAATAGAATTTGGCTGCATCCATTCGCTCCTCTAAACTTTGAGGATTGTGTATCTGAAGTGTTTCGGCAATACCAGTAATTGAATCTGGTGCATCGTCATGAGCATTTTTCCCCTCACGCTGGTACGTTGTCATAGCTTCATAGAATTCAGGCCAACGAAGTGCCCAATCTTCTGGATAATAAACATTGTTTTCAACCCAAGCACTATTTGCTAAAATTCGAGATTGTTTGTTTGCTGCCTGATGGAAATCCTCCCAATAAGCGGAATAGTACCCTAATTCTTTAGCTTTACGTTCAGAGTTACGCTTAAACCCACGTCCACCATTATTTCCCTCAACTCGTACATGATTTACTTTATTTCTGATAATCATGTTCGCATGAGAATTTTCAGTGATTTCCATTGATTCTTTGGTATATAAAACATCAATTAAATATGCTTTATGATCAGATGTTTCAGCCCACACAGGAGAAGATAGATAGTCTGCACCTTTATCAGCAGTATCTGTATAGTTCCAAATTTTAATTATGTTATCTGGCAACTTATCATATGTCTGAAACTTTTGATAAAGTCTTCCTTTTTGGTCAATTGGTTCCTGTTGGTAATTAGCATTTGCTATTGCTACCCCCATAGCAGCCCGTTTTTTCTTAAAGTCCTCATAGGATAAAATATCCGAGCATAACATTTCGCGTTTTTCTTCGTTGATTAATGCTTTTTTAATAACTACTCGTAATTTATAACCCATTCCAGGCATTTCAGAAATGATTCTGCCAGCTAAATCCTTTGAATGCCAACGAGTCATAATTACGACAATCTTGCCACCTTTTTCAACACGTGACAACATTTGTTTAGAAAACCAATCCCAATGCTTTTGCAACTCCATTTCATTCGTTGCCTCTTTGATACCCTTGATAACATCATCAACAATCAGCCAGTCAAAGCCTTTACCAGTAGCCGATCCCCCAGGCGATGTAGCTAGGTAGCTTAGTTTAGCGCCTTGCAAAGCCCAACGTTTAGCTGCGGTTGATCCGTGTTTGAGCCTTGCTCTAGGAAAAATATCAGTAAAAACTATTTGGTCATCTGTCACACGTTCCTCTGCAATTGCATCACGTGCATCTTTCGAGAAGTCAATGGCCATATCTTCGTTATAAGATCCTGTAGCAAATCTTAGCTTGGGATTACGGCCGAGCATCCACTCGACAAAACAGCCTGCCGTAGTGGATTTAGCATGCCTAGGAGGAAGGTTCAAAAGCATAATGTCATCATCAGAGGACACGAACTCTTCAAAGTCCTGGCAAAGTTCTTTCAGGTAATTTCGATTGCTCTTGTATAGATCTGGAATTCGTAATTGGCAATAAGAAAAGAAGTCATTACGTGCTTGACGTAACAACTTCTCTCGTTTTAATTGTTTCAGTTCTTTTAAGTAACGATACTTGGCAATTTTATCCATCTTCATCACTTGCCAGCGACAATTCCTTTTCAAGCTCGGCAATGCGATCCTCTAATTCAGAATCTGTTAATCCGTCCGCCTTTACGTTGACTGTTGACTGTATTTCATGAACATCTACCGCTTTGTATCCTGCGCGATCCAATAAATCTTTTGCTGCATTTATACGGTCGGCATCTTTCGATTTAGGATTATTGATGATGTCAGACAACACTTTCCGAGCATCTATAGCATCAAAGAAAAATTCACGTTTAAGCTCTTTTTCCAGTTGCTTTTCTCTTTTTTCAAGATATTCCAAAACTAAAGGATTTTTAAGGAGTTGATTTGCTTGAACGTGAGCAGTTTTTTTACTGTAGCCAGCCTCTATAGCAGCCTTTGTTTGGTTCTTTTTTCTGTTCTTAAGGTAATTATCAATAAAAAGCTTTTGTTGTTCTGTTGGTCCTCTCACAATCATTCAAATCACACTCCTTCTTGTTATAATCTAAATATTCAACTGATAAAAACTTACTATTTTTAGTGTTTCCTGCATATTCTCACTTAATAAATAAAATTTAAAAACCATCTACTCAAATAAGAGCAAATGGTTTTATATATTAATTAATTATTCTAAAACTAATTTCAGTATCAGGTAATTTTTTACCGATTCTCCTTGTGATTATTGCCATATTTTTTGAGATTACTTCTTTAGAAACTTCATCAGCCTCAATTATAATTCTCACTCTATTAGCATTAAAATTACGAATATTTTTAATTTTATAGGGACTTTCAGCGCAAATTTCGTAGATAATACTCACAGTTTCTTCATCTATTTCATTATCGCTGCTAACGATGATGATCACCCTTTTTTTGTTGTGCAATTCTTCTAATTGCCGCTCTTGAGATATTTTATCTGCATAATAAGTTCTTTCTTTTAATTCAATCAACATTCTATACATTTGTGATTGAATATCATCACTTTCCCCCATTCTCTCTAACGTTGCTGCTTGTTTCATAACTCTTAAAACTGGATTGTCATATACACTAGTTTCTTCAATATGTCTTACTTTGGATTCTAAATCACCCTTTAAGTTTCCGGTACCTTCTATACTATTCTCATAAAAAATCGCTCTGTCCGAAGCTAGATCAAATGGTAATGCTGTATTTCCATCATTTTCGACAATAATAATTGTTGGCTTTCCGAAAGAATGAGCTACTGCAGTTTCATACATAACATTAGGATTCAACCCTGTTAAATCGGAAATAACTAGTGAAGCATCTTTGATCGATTTGAATACTTGATCGCCTATAGATCCAATTTCTTGAATTTTGTGAGCAACAACGGCTTCATAGCCATAACTTTCTATAATTGGGTTAATCACATTATTTAATAGGGCTGTCATTTTTTTAAATTCACTTGAATTAGGTTTCCCAATTGGAGTTACAAAAAAACAGGTTTTCTTTTTATCTAATGCTGCATGCTCCTGTTTATTATTTTCCTTCTTTTCCTTTTTTTCTTTATTCATAGCTAATCATTCCTTTTTTATTAATCATATCAATTAACTAGAAAAAGAAAAAGAAATTTTTCAGTTAAAAATCTCTTTTAAAATTACATTTTTTACAATATTACAATATCATGCTGCTAACAATGTTTACATAGCTACAATGACCTAACATTTAGTGAACATTGTAATTTTAGAATAAAGAGAGCTGTTCTTTGTACTTCTTGCTATTGTAAAAATCAATTTCGTTTTCTTTTTTCAATCGGTCAGCTTGTCTGTGTTCGTACTCATCTAAAAAGTTCAATGTCTTTCTGATTTCTGCATGTCGCTGTCTGACATACGATGAGCTGTATCCAACGAATTCAGCAATATCTTCTAAGCTCATTTGATCAACATATTTCATCTTAACAATTTGATTATCAATACCAGAAAAGCTATCTATCAGCAATAACATTTCTTCTTTTTGCTCGATCAACAATTCCAATTCTTTTTCTATCTTTTGAATATTTTCTTCTAAAGAAGCTGATCTAGAATTTTTTTCGATTCGGACGTCTGCTAAATCTCCATTGACCCATCGATTCAATTCAAGCTTACTTTTATTAAGATTCCACTTTAAGTAAAGAATCTGCTCATCAAGTTCTTGGTAATCTTTTAACCACTGAAATCTCACAAACGCCACCCCTTATATGATAAAATAGTATTGCGCTGCTATCTCGAAAGAGGTGGCTTTTTTTATTTTTTCTTAGCCGTTCCATTCTGGATTGCCTTTTGTTCCAAACGACGTTTTTTCTTCTTGATTTTCGATTTTGTTTTTTCCCATACAAACATCCTTTCTGGAATATATATCGTTCGATTTTTACTGTTTAACAAGAGATGGCCAAATTTTATTGTTCGCTTTGAATCATCTCTTTGAAAAAATTTTAGTATTTTTGTAAGACCCCCTAAATCAGCTTTTTTTATTTGATATAATATCTTCACAAGGTATTTTACTTGTAAATTAAATCGAGGTGATAATAATGGAAATTGAAAATTTTGAACAAAAAAAACAGATTTTATCAAATTTATTAATTGATGGTTTTGATAACGTAAACTATTCACATAAACTTTTATTTAAAAGCGAGCTAGATGATGAAAAAGAATTTGATAAGCAAAAAGACTTAATGTGCGCCTTAACGTATTTAAATCAGGCTCACGCCAGCTTCACAAATGCCTACACCTTTATTGCTCTTAACGATGAACTTCTTGGTGGTCGTCAAGAATTTGACAACATATTACATCAGTTCACTGAATTTAATACAGAATTCTTAAATAATGTACGAACCAACCACAGCCATCAATGGAGTGATTTAGAATTTAAACGTTTAGTAGATTCCTTTGAAGCAGCAAGCGGTTTATTAAATGGCCACGAAAGAATTCAAGGTCTGATTAATGAGGCTAGAAAATAGACAATAATTGTTTCCCAGCCGACCTTACACGTCGGCTTTTTTGCTTTTTTTAACATTTCTAACTATTTAGCCGAGCAACTATTATTCGTTACGCGATATTCTTTTTTTATTTATCCCACTTGGTAAAAATCATTGGTTCCGGCATAATCTGATCATCCTTTAGCAACGCATCAGGATATTTTTTTCTTAGCTTCTTATTATTCGTATATGTTTTAAGCAACCATTGACTTGCTTCACTTTTGCTTTCACCGGAAAAATAAATTTTCCCTGTTTGGATGCCTGCAAGTTGAATCATCATTTCCACCTCAAATTAGATTTTTTTCTGCTAAATGGAGCAAAAGTAATCCGACATCAAGAATCTTTTGATCCATTATTTCAGCTACTTTGCTCGGCTTAACTCCTTGAGAAAAGAGCAAGCGTGCTTGCTCTATCTCTTCGTGAGTCCAAATAAATTTGGCTTCCTCAAGGATAATTACTGGATCAGTTGATCTCATTGTTCCTCTGGAAAAATGATGTCGTCCTTATGTTTGGACCAGCTATCTGCATATGGAGCAAAGTATTGTCTAGCTAGTTCGATTTGATCAATTAAAGCAGTCTCTGATAATTCATGATCTGCAGCAATTTCACTCATACTATCGCCTTCATCTAAACGGATAAGAACGTCTCGAATATTTACGGTGATATTTTCTGGTAGTTGTAATGTCGTTGCTGTTTTAATAAATTCGTCAATCGTTTCTTTCGATACTAAGATTGTTACATTTTCAACTTCTTCTACACCATCGCCGACATCAAGTGAAGTCTGCTCTTCTTTGAGCATTTCGATTGTTCCATCTGAATTCACCACGTATTCAATATTTGGTTTCTTCGTTTGCTTGTTTACTGGCACTGTGTATTCGATTGTTTCTGGTTGAATTACTACAGTCACTGTTGATCCAAGAAACTCAGTTAGATTTTCAGTGCTACCTCTCAGCGATCCATTGTTAACAACTAGTAATACTTCTGTGTTTCCATTAGATTTTGATGTCACTTTCTTCAATTCTGGTCTGAAATTTACTTGTTTTGTCATTTTATTTTCCTACTTTCTTTGCTATGATTTTTATTAGGGAGTTGACTAATGATGTTCAATAAAATTAAAAATTTTTTTACTAAACTTTTCAGAAAAATTCGCTACAAAATATTAGGGACCAAATTCTATGAAAAATTTTTTGATAAACAAACAGATCCAAAAAAAATGAAAAGGTTTCTCAAAAATATATCTGCTGGTAGATATACTGCTGAAATCAAAGCTGGTACAGTTTACGTACTTAATTATGATGATCCATCCGTCATTACCTTAGCGATTAAAAATAAATACGTTCGAAATGTTGAGTGGGCGGAAGGAAGTATGCTACCAGAATTGAAAATTTGGTATCCATCTGTAACCGTAGAAGGAGAAAACTTTTTACGTAATCAAACTTTTTTTAATAGACACCCTGTTCTTGAAAAACTTTTTATTGCAATAATGTCTTCGATTATTACTTTACTAATAGGATATTTCTCTAAATGATATATTTTTTGAAAGAAGCTTCATTACGCAGCTTCTTTTTTCTTCGTTCCGTTTGTCTTCTCCGCTGCTGCCTTGCTGATTCAAAGCAGTCCATTTCAATGAACTTATTGATCTTTGAATCGAATTTTGCAAACGTCACTGGAAAGCCGTATCGATGAGCAAACATCTTCATTTTCAACATGGAGATTGCATCTTGATACCCTTTGACATCAATCACTTTTTTCACTTGGCCATTCTCATAAATCACAAAATCAGCTCGATAATAAATCGGTGCAATCTTACGATCATTGCATAGATAACCTTCTTGCAGCAGAACATTTTCTTGCATTGCACAGTAGGTCTCAGATAATGGCATGAAGCTCATACCGTTTCGTTTTAGTTTCATGTAATAACGAGCCTCTGCCTTTGAATCAAATGTGATGCCGTCTACTTCGTGCTTTTTGTTTCCATATTTGCTTCTGGTTGCCATTTGCTATGCTCCTTCTTTAGTCTCTCGAGTCGCTCTTTCGAACGTCGTCCATTTTCATTACAGATCGGACAAGGTTCACAAGTTGACCATCCAAGCGATGTCTTATACCAAATAACTGTTTCATCGTTGCATTTTAAACAAGTCATTTTGCACCTCTCATCCATGCTTAGTTACTTTTCGGACGGCAAGTCTCTTCTCTTACTGGTATAGCTTTTGGTCCTAAAAAACGCCGTTCTGGTTTAATAACCTCTACTACTTCGAAACCACAGACGCTGGCAACAAGCTGGGCTTCTTCTTTTGTTTCGTGGTGATCCGCATATTCAAGACTTGCTTCACCATATCCACGATCATTCAGATAACACATTTTCTTTACTACAAAGGTCAAACTGGATTCCTCCTTTTATCTGTCGTTGTTTTGAACACAGCGATGTTCCCTTTCGTTCCATTCATCACACGAGAGAACACTCGCTCACCGTACGCGTGTTTTAATTGCTTCGATGATAAATTGGTTGTGAATATCGTAGCTTTGTTTAGACGAGCTTCTGTGAGCGATGTGAGAACATCAACATCATAAGGCGTTGCCTGATTGTTTTCTTCCATTCTTCCTAGCTCCGCACCTAAATCATCAATCACTACAAAATCCGTCTTTTTAATTTCAGCCATCAACGAACCTGTCACAGCTTTTCTTGCTTCTGGATCATTCATTGCAAATTTCAATTGCTCTAATAATTCTCGATAGCTTATAAATGAACAGGCAATTTTATAATTAGATGCCATCATTACTTCTTTGATCACTGCAGCACCTAGATGAGTTTTTCCAGCCCCTGTTCTACCAGTAATAACTGCGTGAATCGTGCTACCACTTACGATTTTTTTAGCCCATTCTTGAGCCATCGCTTTTATTTGTGCTGTTTCCTGATCAACTACTTTGTATCCATCAAAATCGAAGGTCCATATGGCATCATCTGTAATCATTGAACTGTTAAGCATTCGATTGATAGCGTCCTTTTTCATTGCTTCATTCGCTTTTTGGATAGCTTCTTTTTGATTTTTAGTTACCATTTCTCGATAACCACAAATCTTATTGATACATGTAGGACCGCATCGATCAGTACCATCTTTATTTTTTGTTTTCCAGATATACAATGGATCACCACATTTCGGGCAATTATGATCTGCTGTTTTTAATCTGCCGTAAGGTGCAGCCATTGCACTTAGTTTTTTATTCATTACCAATCCTCACCTGTTTCTGGTAACTCATCATTAGAAATATTTTGTTGCTTTCTTTTATTTTTTTGACCCACCATTGTATCGAAATTTTTTCTTAAGCTAGTTGGCGATGAAATGACTGTGGACCAAAAATCATGGTTAGTAGCCCAAACAATCATGTCTTGAACTTCTTTTCCAGTTCGTTTGTCAGCTTCAATCGTCAAACGAATCGTATTGGCCCATTTGTTCAAATCGGGTTCTTTGAGACTACGATTCTTTCGAATGAGTTTTAATAAAAGAATGGCCAATTTTTTATTTGGATCGTCATCTGCATACTCTCGTGTTTTTCGAGAGTTGCGAGGATTATTATTCTTATCATTCTTATCATTCTTATCATTCTTGTTTGTTGTCACTGGCTTGTCACTCGATTGTCCGTCGCTTGTCACTGGCTTGTCACTCGATTGATAGTCAGACCAATTTATTATTGTTATAACGCTATATCTAGCGTTCGATTGGATTGTCAATAATTCTTCATTTTCAAATTTCTTAAGCCATCTCCATAGCGTTCGCCATGCAATTGCTTTGTCACTCGGGACTCCTTCGTTGTACTCTTTTGCTATTGCATGGGCTCCTGTGACGAATTGTCCGCTTGTCAAACGTACTTCTTGACCGTTAAATAAAAATTTTCTATCTTCATGACTAGCCTTCATTAAACACAATATCCATAGCTTGAACATATCGGAATTGGTCCAAACGAATGAACTAGTCACTTTACGGTATAACTTGATGTATCCTAGATTCATTCGCAAAGCACCTCCGTTTAAAGATCGTCCATGCTAGTGAATCCAGTAATTGGAAGATTACCTCTACAGTACTCGCATAAACCGCAATGTTTCGGCTTCTCTTCTCCGTTCTTCACTCTGACAATTCTTTCGATTTTTCTTTTAACATAACCAGCTCATAATCCATATTGTCCTGGTCAATCGTGATCAGCCTTGCTTCGCTTGGTGTCTGCTTGGACACTGCAGCGATGATTGGCATAAAACTTATCCCGTATTGTTGGTAAAGCAGTTCCTGGTAAATTGCCATTTGAAGTACGTAACCAAAATTGGCAATGAACGTTTCTCTTGATCCGTAGTTTTCGTTCCATTTCCGCTCGTGCATGTCTTTGGTCGTTTTGATATCAACAAAATACTCATCCTCAACATTCAAGCAATCAATCTTGCCTTTCCATGTCGTTCCAAATAGTTTCCCAGTCACAATCGTTTCTTTCTCACCTTGGTAGATGTTCATGAACACTTCTTCTTGTTTAAGTCGTTCAATCATTTGTTCAGCAATTTGGAAATCTTTCAACAATCCATACGGCTTCCTACTAGAAAACATTTTGGATTTATTTTCTTCTTTGAATGCTTCATGTACTTCTTTTGATTCAAAATAAGAATGTACGTAGTTTCCTACGAGTAAGGCTTTGGGATCCGACGTCGGTGCCCAATCGCCTTTCAACTTTGCTAAGGCTGCGGCTTCACATTTTAAAAAGGACTTATATTGTGATGTTGACATGTACTGCCAGTCAGCTTCATTGGAGTAATAATTCTCATCAGAAAGGGTACTCGTCGTCTTCAAATTCTGAGACATCTTCTACACCTTCCTCGCGTCCAAAGTCTGGAATATCTATCAATTCTTCTTGAATTGGATTGATATCCTCATTTTCGATCAAATGTGCTTGCTCTATTTCTGGATGGGCAGGTACATCAGCAACTCGAGTTACTTCATTTTGGATATCATCTGGAATCACAATCGGATCTGGTTCTTTTTGTATTGGTTCAGTAATCTTTTTGTTTGAAAAGAATTTTTGTTCGAGAGTAGCCACTTTTTCTGTTTGTGGCGTTACATCTTTCCGATCATTGTCAAATTCATTTTCTGTCGTTCGCTTGATAGATTCTGTCAGCAAATCACTATCGTCGCTTGTATTGATGAAACTTTTTGCCGCACGATTGATGACTGTGCGTTTTGCCATTTCTTGCGGAAAATCATTTTGAACATTTTTTGTTTTGGCTTTGCTCCAAGATTGATTGATTTCTTTTTTAGTCATTACTGTATAAACGCGCTCGCCATCTGTTTTTTCAATAACTGCAAAGGCACCGACAATATCTTTATCTTGGTTGGCAAAATCTGGTTCGAATTCTTTTACAATTGTTCTCCCTTGATTACTGCCAATCTTGAAAACATCGTCTTTGTGGACGACTTCCGCCCAAATGTCTTTTACATTATTCAATCGCTTCAAGACAGCTTGTGTTCCAAAATAAGAACGCTGCAACTGCAACTCTTTTCCGAAAACCACGAAATAACACTGTGTTTTCGCCGGGCTTAACCCTTGCACTACCATGTCTAGCAATGCGTTCGCAATAGATTCTTTCGTTGCCACTTCCAAAGCTGGTTTTCTATTCCTGTCTTGTGCTTTTTGAATGGCAAACCATGCTGACTTCAAAGCATTTGCAGCATTGTAATTTACTGGTAATTTAAGCCCTTCTTCTTCCAATCCTTTAATACGATTTGAGACTTGGTCTGTAATATCCTTTTGGATGATAATTTCGTTCATTTAAATTCCTCCCAATTCAATTTTTGGATAATGTTGTTGCGCATACTCTAGAATGTCGTTTACTGGTACATAGCCTTCTTCTGTTAGATAGCAAAAATCTCCTGGATACAAAGAATTTCCTTGCCAATCAACACCGACAGGATTAACTTCTTTTGGTGGTTGCTGTCTTGCACCTAAAGAATCAAAGTCTTTCATCACAGCCTCCTAAAATTCCCAAAATAGTTTTAATGTGTCATTGTCTTGTTCAATGCTAGATACGCCTTCTGTTTCCAATGCCGCTAAAAATGAAGGTGTTAGCCCTTTTGAGCGAATCGTGCAACTCGTTTGACCATAACTAGCAGCAGTCAAAATCTTTTCTTGTACATCTCGTTGAGCTTTATTCATCATTGCTTCGAATATTTCATCGCCTAACCCTTTGACTGAGATCATCAGAATTTGATACCACCTTTCTTGCGATCCGTTTTTTCGGCAAACCGTAGAAAGTCCTGATACCATTCCTCAAACTCTGGATCTTCATAGTCAATACCAAATAATTGTTTTAAAGTACCATGAGTTTCACAATTGCAATTATTATTCTGCAAATCACGTTTTGTTTTTTCGTACTGTTGGTAAACACTCCACGCAACCAAGCTATCGTTTCCAGCTTGTCCAAGAGCGACTTCCCCCTTTTCATCGACTACACTAACTGACATTCCTAGATCATCATTCGCACATTCAGCTGCTAACTCTTTAATTAAATTTTGGATTTTTTCATTCATTGTGATAAACTCTCCTTGTAATTAGTATTTTTCATGACACGATTCTGCTTGCCGGCGTTCGTGTCTTTTTTTGGTTTTATACTCAGCTTCATCAAGACCTATGAAGATCCAGACCATGTAAACAATCGTTCCTATCAACGCTTGTCTGCTTCCCCAAAGTCCTAAAGCGTAGATGATTAGTGGCGCGCTGAATACTAATGCTCGATTAAACTTTCCCATGTTGTCCTCCTTTTAAATTTTGTATTTAGCCATCAGTTCATCGATGTCCTTTTTGTCATATCTTAAAAAGCCATCTATACGAATTTCTTTTAAACCGTGAGCTATTAACTTCTCAAAGCCTTGATCATTTACACCTCCCACATATTTTCTAGCTTCGATCTTTTTTAAATATCGTGTTTCTGACAAATTCTTTTTTGAAAGTTGACTAAGTGCGTCCTTTACAACTTCAACAATTGCAATTCTCAAACGAGTCAAAAACTCTTCGCTTAGAATATTCATGACTTGCCTCCTATCGAATTTTATGATCGCGAATAACTTCCAGAATAAAGGCGTTAACAGCTGGACCTTTATCTTTTCCACTTAAAACACGCTGAATCCAAGTTCTCGATCTACCATATGCAGTGGCCAAATCGTATTCTGAAATATTATTTGCTTTCATAAATTCTTTGATGGCTTCCCGCCCATTATCGATATTACTCACTTCACACACTTCCTTTCTTTTTATTTAGAAAGAAAATTGGATAGAAAAGTATATTTTTAGTTGACTGCAAACTATACTATAGTGTAGTATATAGTCATAGTTAAATAAGCCTATAACAAGCCTTTTTATCGCACTCGGTCGCCAAACTTAATGCTATAAGGTGTGTTTTTAGTTTGCTTTTTTTCTATCCAATTAACTTACAAAACCAATATACACTATAGTGTTGTTTAGGTCAACACAAAACTACACTTTTTTATTGGCTTTTTGTAAAGAAAAAAGGAGAATGCTGGTATGACAGTATTTGAGCGGATAAAATTTCTTGCAAAAAAACATTCAAAAACAATGAAACAAGTAACAATTGATTTAGGATACAGTGAAAACTATTTCTATAGTTTAAAAAGTGGAAAACAACCATCCGCTGAAAAGCTTACTGAAATTGCTAATTATTTCAATGTATCTGTTGATTATCTACTAGGTAGAACCGATAACTCGGAGGATAGTGATCCTCAATTACCATCAACCGATTTAGATGATGCTTTAGATGGAGCAATGACTTGGAACGGAAAACCACTTACCGAGCAAGATAAAGAAGCGGTAAGGATATTTTTACAAGGTAGAAAAAGCGAGTGAGGTTGTAGTGTATGGATAACATGGAAGATTTGTTGAAGGAAAACGGGATTGATGTAGAAATTACCAATATTGAATCAGAAGGATTTTACCTTCCTAAGTTAAGGACAATTTTCATTAATCAAAATTTAGATGAATTAGAACAAAAAAAAGTATTGCTACATGAATCACGTCATGCACTAAGTCACAATGAATTGATATCACTTTACAGCAAAACTGTATTCCACTCAAAAATGGAAGATGAAGCAAATAGATTCATGATTGAAGTACTGTTGCAAGATTATATGAATTTATTTGCTTTATCTATAGATCAAATCAACTATATGAAATTCATGGATTACTATGGAATTGGTTACGATTGTGAAGAATATATAAAAAAATTACTTGTGAACTATGTAACTTCTTCTATGTACCTTAATGTAATTTAAATGGAGGGTTCTTATGAAAATAGGAATGAGAAAACCAAGTATAAAAAAATCTATCAGCGGTAGAACCACCGGAAAAGCAAAAAGGAAAGTAAAAAAAGCAGTGATTCCTGGTTACGGTAAAAAAGGCTCCGGATGGATTAAAGACCCCAAAAAAGCTGCATATAATAAAGTTTATAAAAAGACTACGTCTAGCTTTTGGGACTTATTTAAATGAAAAAAGCCCGTGCTGTAACACGGACAATGGTACGATAAAAAAGCCATAGTCAATGGTAGAAAGGAATTGGATCTTGATGAATGGATGATTTTAAAAAAATAGTAACTAGTCCTATCTTTATTTTACCAGGATTAATAATCCCAATTGCCACCTATTTTATTAGCTTAAAAGTGGTATCAAAGAAAGATGAATACTTGATATATATTTATGTATCTATAGCTGTATTAATTATAATATTGATTTACTATGTTATCTTTAATTTGGAAAAAGCGAAAAGAATCAAAGAGTTAGAAAAAGAACTGGACGAAAGTAAAAAACTACTTGAAAAGGAGAAAGAATCAAAAAATGATAGCGATAATAAACTAAAAAAGTTACTTAAATTTAGTAAAGAGTCTATCCGTAGTGTCAGAAGATCTTGTGACATGATGAATTTGTCAATTGGTAAACTTAATACCTACAAAAACAGACACAATGAAGAAGATATAAAAAATATCATCGCTCGGTATGAAGACATTAGAATTGAAATTGATAATTTGGAGGGAAATTTAGATGAGTGAACAATATTTAAAAGAAGATGGATATTTTCGTATTATAAAAATAATTTCTAGTTCAGAAATCGTCATTAATGGAGGAACCATGGATGGCTTGAATGAAGACGATGATATAAATATTATTGTTCCAGGAGATATCATAACTGATCCTTACGACTACGATAAAAACCTTGGTAGTCTAGACCTTATAAAAGATACTCTTAAAATTAAAACTATTACCCCATACTATTCCGTTTGCCATAAAGTAAAGAAAAGAGTTATTAAACAAGGATATTTTTCCCAAAGCATAGCTGCTCTTTCATCGTCTAGCTTTGCCTCACTATCTGACAAAGTTGTTGAAGAAGAAGTTCCTTTGAATATCATAGAATCAGAAATAACGAACGGGTATCCTAAATTAGATGAAGAACGTATAGTAATCGGAGATTACGCTAGAAAAAGATTTTAATTCATTAGTTGTTTATTATAGTTCCAGAAACATCAGCAAAAGAAAATTTTCTTTGTAAACTAGCTTCCCTTTTCAAATTGTGTTTAATTATTAGATGCTAGTATAGAATAAACAGCCATAGCTTTTGCGATTCTCAAAGAAGTTTCAATATCTACGCATTTCCAATATTTTTTAGTCAGATTTAAATCAGAAAGTTTTAGCATACTAACACTTTCTTAAACTAAGCATATTATTAAACACGCCCCACCGTCCAAAGTAAGAGCGTGTTTAGTCCCAAGAACTACGGTAAAGTAGGTCTATTTGTTGTACCCTATTTTACCATCTCGAAATCCGCTGTACAACCGAACAAACGTACGAAAGGAAAGATAAAGATGGCAAAAAAAGAAATTGATAAACGAATTAAAAAGCACTTAACAAAAAAAGGCGAAGAAAAATATCAGTTTAGTCTGTACTTAGGAGTTGATCCGCTAACAGGAAAAAAAAGAAAAACAACGAGACGAGGTTTTAGTACGCCATTAGCCGCTGAGAGAGCTTTAAAAAGATTGGAGGCAGATATACAGGAAAAAGGGCTGCAAGCTTCTACAGCTCAAAAGAGCAAGAAATTCGAATATGTTTACGGATTATGGTTTGAAAATTATAAAAAGACAGTTAAAGAAAGCACTTGGTCCTCCACCAAACAAATTTTTGACACACACATCTTAAAAGTGTTTGGAAATAAGTTCATTGACAAAATAGACGTTTTTTTCTGTCAAGAAGCAGTAAACACTTGGTCCGATAGCCATCCTAAAATTTTTAAGAAAATAAAAAATTACACATCTAATGTTTTTGATTACGCTGCTTCTTTACAAATTATAACTAGCAATCCTATGAAATTAGTTTCTGTTCCACGCGGAGAAGCTCTAGATATCGAAGACAAAAATATCGAATTTTATACTAAAGAAGAATTAATCGAATTTTTAGAAGCAATAAGAAACGATGATGATGAAAGATATTTATTCTTTTCCCTATTGGCTTTTACAGGTATAAGAAAAGGAGAAGCTTTTGCACTGACCTGGTCGGATATTGATTTTAAGAGCAAAACACTCAATATTAATAAAACTGTAACAAGAGGTTATCAAGGGAGATTGATCGTAAATACTCCTAAATCAAAATCTGGAAAAAGAAAAATTTATCTGGACAATGATTTGATCAGTTTATTGAGAAAGTATTATACAAAAAACAAAACGATCGTTACAATCCAAAGCGAAAACTTAATTTTTCACCATGATGGTCTTCTCTATAACCCTACAGTTTCACGTTCGTGGCTTAATGTCATATATAAGCATCATCCAGAATTGACTAAAAGAATCACTACTCATGGTTTTCGACATACTCATGCCTCTCTCCTTTTTGAATCAGGAGCTTCTTTAAAAGATGTTCAGGAACGTTTAGGGCATGCGGACATTCAAACTACTTCAAATATTTACACTCATGTAACTGAAACTCAAAACAAAAAAGTCATCAATAATTTTGTAGCATTTATGAAGAACAGTACTCAGGGGGAGTCAAAAGGGGAGTCAAAAAACATTTTAGGCTAA